TCAAGTTCAAGCTTGATGGTTTGGGGTTTGATTCTTAATTTTTCTGCACTATCAAACACAGAAACAAATGTGTTCCCTTTTACTTCAAACCATTCATCACGGCTTTTGCTAAAGTACTCAACAATTTCGCCATTAGCCCATGCAAGCTTAGCCTCCGCACCGCTAATCAAGGCTGGGTCTTGGGTGGCGCGTTTCCAAAGCGTACTTGATTGATCAATCCCATCATCACCACTGACAAATTGCCATTCCCTATAAGCACTATTCCAAGATTTAGCAAAATTATCTTTATAGAAAACTTTATGACCTGTAGGCCACTGCATTAAACAATCGGCACCTTCTGGAACTTCAATCATCCAATGAGCTGCTTCAGAAGGATTGATAAGGCATAACTTGTAGTTGTCGTATGAATCTAAATACTCACGCAAGTTTGACTTACTTTGAGCAACAAGGTCTCGAAGCTGAGGGAGGGTAATCCACTCATAGCCATCTGAATTGATTGCATTCTCACAGCTCTGTAACAGCCCGTAACTGGTAGCAAACAAAAAGTTGTCAGATTTAAGAATTGATGACCCTTTAGGTTTATAACCAAGAGCTTCAAACAAACTAACGCCTTCAAACAATTGATCATCGTTTTCTACACGAACTTTGTAGCTTTTGTAGTTATCCATGAGAGGGCTCCTTCAATTCAGGGCGCTTTTCAAGTGAGTCCTTCCAATTCCAGCCATTTGAATAGTCAACAAATGGGTTTTTCTTTGGGGAAATCATAAAATTTGCAACATCACGGTTTTTGCCAAAGCCTTCCTTAAATTTATTTAGCTCAGGTTTTCGGAAGTAACCAAATCCATAGCCATCAGCATCAGTTGCAATGTATTTGACTTCACTTGGAACTTTTGACCAATCGTACTTAGTGTCCATCACTTCACCCCCTCAACTTGCACACGCACATACATGTTCTGTTTTGCTTTGAGTTCGTTGACGTGTTGCTCGTCGGCACAGCCTTTTAAAAAAGCAAATGCAATGAAGGTGATAATCCAGAAAGCTACGAATGCTTTCGAGCCATCCCGGAAGGCTTGGCTAAACTTGTACTTTTCAATTCTTTGATTCATACTTATCTCACTCATTGAGTAAAAGTCCCGTCGGTCGAATGTCAGGGACTTTTTTGTTATCTGGTGAGATAATATTAACTATGGTTAATTTTTTAGTCAAGAGAAAAGTTAACAATGGTTAATCTTTTTATTAACTATAATTCATGCTTTAATAGACAAAAGAAAACCCACACGGGGTGGGTTTGATGGGGGGATTAGTTGTAATTTTGAGGAAGCTCCCATAATGCTTCTGTCTTTAGACGCAATTTTTTTTGATTTTCCTTGAGGCTATTCTCAATTTCCTTTATTAGTTTATGTTGTTTTACTATTTGATCTTTAACCTCTTCAGGAGGATTCGGGATCTCAATATTCAAAAACATCTCATCAGGAATACTGCGTCGTCTTTCTACACTGCCTTGCATTTTACTTTTGTATATTTTTCTTAGAGAATTAGATCTCAAAATCAAATCCAAATATTCTACATTAACTTCTCGTTTTAATCTAAAGATTTTGTATGCTGGGCTTACGGCAGCAGCATCGTAATATTTTTGAAATCCTAGAACACCTTCATCTATAGGGAACCCCATTACAAGTTCATTTTTAAAAACCTTTTTATACCCAGAAATATCAGAACTTGCGACTCGTTTTTTAAATTTCTCATGCTGATCAATTAAGCCATGTTCCATAGTAATACTCATAATAGGTATATTTGTATCCTCTCCCACTTTGACTTTGCCAGACAAGGATAGGAGTTCTTTTAGTTTTATAGTTGGGAATTTTGATTTTATATGTGAATTACTATAGTGAGCATAATTATAAATATAATCATTGCTTCTGATTAATTCTGGATTAACTTTTAAGAAACCTAATTCATTATAATATTTATCAAAGTCGCTCTTATTTAAATCAGCAAAATCTAAATTTTTTAAATCATTTTCGTCAATTTTTCTTCGGAAAGAATCTAAACTTAGGCCATCATTTGTCACATTGTAGTAAAAAACGTCAGAATTTGTTCTACCATTATGACAGTTGGTAAAGTAGAGTATATTGGTTTTAACTTTTGCATATGGCAGAAAAACTTCTTTTGGAAGTGAAACTACTGCTTTTAGTTGGGCGTTTTCAAATAAGTACTTCCTTACTGGAGCTAAAGCGGCTTTAAAAAGAAAGCCTTCAGGTACTACTAATGCCATTCGCCCTCCTTTTTTTGTTGCTTTAAAGCAATGTAGAACGCATACTCCATCACCATCGTTTTTAGCTAACTTATTCTCATATAAGTGAGAATAAGAAGTTTTTTGAGAAAATGGCATGTTGGTTATAACCACATCATATTCAGATTCAATTGGGTTTTGAAGTGTGTCTATCTGGCAAATTCCACTATGTCCATCCCCATGGAGAATCATATTCATTTTTGCGAGTTTTGCATTTGAGGTAATTTCTCTTCCAAAAATAGTATTATGTTTAAGCTTGATTTCTTCACTACTATTGTTTGCAATTAAAGTGTTATCTTTTATATGATCAAATGCCTCTGTTAAAAAACCACCTGTCCCACAAAAAGGGTCATAGATCTTTTCACCATATTTAGGGTTGACCAAGTTAACAATGGTTTTAGTTATGTGACGTGGAGTAAAGTATTCTCCTAAGTCATTATTAGTTGCTGTAGCTTGCTGTAAGAAATACTCAAAAGCATCTCCTTTAATATCGGTATCTATTGATGAGAGTTTTAACTTATCCAACTCTTTGATCATCTCTTTAACAGCAACAGGGTTGGTTAGCTGTAAATTTGTAAAAACAGAAGCACCATATTGTCTATCAATATCTTGTAGTATGTTATTAGTTGTATTAATTAACAAATCATTATCGAGACTTTTGAGAGAATTCCAAATACCTGTATTAGCATTCTCTGTATACAATTTTAAAAAAAGAATGTTTGCAAATTCTGAAAGCCTTTCTATACCAGCTCTTAAACCTTCACCTCTTAGTGAGTTATTTAACTTTTTGAAAACATTAATTAACTCTTTGCGAGAGACTAAAATTTCTTTAGGTGTAATATAAATACCATTTGTTTCCTGCAATATAAACTCTTTAGCTTCATTTACTCTTATTAATTCATTAACCTCATTTTCATCAATAAATAATGGTTTTTGGGTATACAAATGCCGTGTTTCACAGAAACCATTATTCATTGCAAATATCAAAGGTGCATCAAGCATTTCAGCATATTCGGTTGCCTGATCCAGTGCTTTTGTTAAGCTTTTCCCACCTGATTTCGTTTCAATTACACCGATTGGCCGCTTATTTTGTGAATCGAAAAGAACATAATCGGGTCTTTTTTTACTTTTCTTGAGAAACTCATTATTAACAATTCTTAAGATATCTGATTCAAAAAAGACATTTTTGTTTGGATCTTGAATGTCCAAGATCCAGCCCTTGTTAATCAAATTATTGTTAACAATAAAACGTGTATCTTGCTCAATATTAGACATATTGTATAATCCCAATTTCTACTATAAAAACTATTGGCAATCTACACATTACACTCTAAAACATCAATAAATATTACTATCTAATAAGTGATATACCCCACATTTAAAAGACTGTGTCGGGTTCACAGTTTATTAATCTTTGGTTTTATTAATCTTTTGCCCAAGCTTTCCTTCTTTTACCATCTGCACTACTTGTTCATTTGTAAGCACAGGAATAAAGACCTTGTCGCCAATATCTTTAGAAAGAATCTTTACTTCTTCAGCGGTTAGCACCAAAGCTTCACCATGTTTCGCAGCATCATTGATGCGAGCAATAATCTGGTTGATTGGTAGTTTTGAATTGTCCATAAGTCTTCCTGTGATTAATGCGAATAAGGATGTTCTTGTCTGTGCTGACTTGGCGGCACGATATCTGTAATAGCGGTAATACTTTCAACTTCATCCATGTCAAAAGATAGGCGTTCGCTACCGTTAACAGCCAATAAACTTAAAACACCACCATTTATTCCTACAAATTCCTTAATTGTGCATCTTCCGTCCTTCAAACACACCTGAACAAATTCTGTTGGCACAAGTTCCGCATCAGGGTCGCATACTACATACCAGCCATTACGAATTGCTGGAAACATGGAGTCGCCAGTGCCTTTAATGCCATAAGCTCTTGGACCCGCTGTATGAGTTGGAACATAGCCATCACCCGCATTTCCGTCATACCCCATATCAGTGAAGTACCCATCCATTCCCATCTTTGAATAAGCTTTGACGGGAACGTATCTTTTTTGAATAGGGAATGGTTTATCTGATGTTTGAACAAACTTAACAGCATCTTCACTATCTGGAATATTGTACTTCTGCTTAAAGGCTTCAATGTCAATAACATTTAATTGAGGTAAATTGTTCGATTCCTGTTCAACCGGTCCACCATAAAGCAACCAATCGTCACTCACACCTAAAAATTTCGCAATGACTTTCAAGTTTTCTGCTGTAGGAACGCTAGTGCCATCTAGCCATTTCTTTACAGCAACAGGAGATTTTTTTGTTGCTCTTGCTAAATCAGCGGCTCTTAATTTTTTTTCTTCAAGTTTTTGCCTAATTCGAGAGTGTAAAGACATAACAAATATTCCAAAAACATTAACTAATGTTAATACGATCTATTGAAACTATGGTTAACAAGTGGTAAATTTGGTTTATTAACTATAGTTAACTTGGTGTAACCATGAAAATTAGTGATCTCATGACATACCACGGCTGCAAAAATCGGAAAGAGTTGTCTGAAAAAACTGGATATTCAACTGTGACCCTCTGGAAGTGGGAAAACAACGGTATACCAGCCAGAACTCAAGCAGTCCTGCAAGTCAAAACCAAAGGCAAACTTAAAGCCGATTTACAAGCATTAACCGCTTAGGAACTAAACCATGAGCAAAGTATCAACCGAATTGAGTGCAAGGGCTAGAAATGAAGTTTCTAGAGTTTTGCAAGCCCTTGCATCAAGCAATCAAAGTCAGGTTGCTGAACAGTTGGGGATTGATCCAAGCACATTATCACGAATGAAAAATGATAGAAAATCCAATGGCTTGACTGAGATTGAGAACTGTTTAGTGCTGTTGGACATTCTTGGATTTAAGACTGTCCTCAAGAAATATCGAATGATTAGCGAGGAAAAACTAAATGCGCTTTTTGTGATGTCAAAAGCGTGGATGGAAAGCAAACAAACAATTGACGATCTTTTTCAAGATGACATTGAAGATTTCGGCATGTGTTTTGAGCTTGGATATAAAGAAAAAGCCTGAT